CAACGTTCCTGCATGAATACCAAGTTAAGCCGCTGGCGATTGAACTTTCGCTGGCTTCGCCCCGGCTGGGCGTGGCTGGTACGCAGGATCTATTTTGCGAGATGGACTTTGAAGAAAAGGGTTACTTCGGTGAGGTTTACGCAAGCGGCATAAACAAGGGGCAGCCCAAAGAAACGAAGCGCATAGTTCGCACGCTGGCTATTGTGGACTTCAAAAGCGGGCGTGACACAACCGGCGGCATACACAATGCTGCGCAGCTGGCAGCCCTAAAGATGATATTCAAGGATAACTACCCGACACACGCTAACCGTGACATACGCCTTTATAACTTTCACCCGAAGGACTGGCGTAAAGTTCCTACTTACACGCTGGTCGATCAGTCGCAGGGCTTTAGCGAAGCAGCCGTAATGAACATCATTGGTCTGTACCATGAATTTGAACCAGCGCCCGAAGATAAGACGGTGGTCGAAATGTTTGGCGTTATTAACCTTGACCAGCCCGGCGGCGAGAACTTCACAACAAAGGTTATTAAGGAAGTTGTGCAGGAGGCGGTAGATAATAGCAAGTACGCCGAACAGACCTATGACTATGCAGATTTTTACTTTGATCCTGTGGAAGATGAAGGCAGCGGAACGTAACTTCATAAGGTTTACACGTAGCAGCATAATAGTTTATCAGCCAGTAGTAAGGGAACTTGCGCTGGCTGATTTACAGCTGGTACACGTTGGCACTCATCCTGACAAAGATGGTAAGTGGAATTGGTACATTGCTTTTTTCTCTAACGATTCGTCACATTTTCCGTGGGAGAGAGGGGGAGGTGCGCCACGCTGGCTACACCAAGTGAACCCGCAAGCTGAAACACTTTACGCATATAACTGGACAGCACTTACGGGCGATTTTACAATTAGTAAGGACGTTGCAACTTTTAATGATTTACTTTATTTTAAACTTAATAAATACGAAGATGCGAAACAGTAGAATTTTAAGACAGAACATTCCAGCGCAGAACACCCGGTTACCACTAATCGGGCGCATACGCTGCGGCGAGAAGCGCACCAACAGCGCCGGCAAAGAATACCCGGTTAGCCTTGATTACTTTGTTGCTACTGGCAGTTATGCCAGCAAGTTCGACGAAGTTTACACCAAGCCCGAACGCATACAGATTGTTTTCATCAGCGATGACAACTTCCAAAGCTGCTATGAAGAATGGGATGGGCGTGACAAGGAAGGGCGCAGGGCTGGGTACGGTGACGGTGTGAATTACTGGTTGTGGGACTTCACCAATAAGGAAGCCTACAAAGAAACAACCGACCGTAATGCCGTGCTTGAGTTTAGCAAGCGGCATAATATCAAGTGGCGGCAGGTGCTGACCATTAACTTTATCATCCCGGCAATTAAGGGCGTCTTTGGCGTATGGCAGTTTCAGACCGGGGGCGATAAGAGTTCAATCAGCGCAATACGCAACACCTTTGACGAGATCAAAGAACAGGCTGGCACGATTGTAAACATACCTTTTGACCTTGTGGTAAAAAAGGTCACCAGCAACAAACCGGAGGCGAAAAGCGTCTACCCGGTCGTGAGCCTTATCCCAAACATCAGCGCCGAGAATATGGACGTGCTGCGTGCCTTTTTTGAGGCTGGGCTTGACATACGCAAGCAGGGCATACTGAATGAACAAAAGCTGACAGCCTTGCAGGAACACGCCGTAGTTGAGATACAGCCGCTTGAAGAAGCGCCACCAAAGCCGCAGCCAGACACCAAGCCGCCTATTGAGCCAGCAACGCATAATGACTACGTGCTGCGGCAGATTACCGAATGCGCCACGCTTGACCAGCTGCGGGAACTTTACAGCAATGAGCCGGGCTTATTCATGGAGGATGAGAACTCACCGCTGGGCAAAGCTTATGCCAGCCGGTTTAATGAGTTGCAGAATGGAAACTGATATGGCAAAGCTGCGCAGCGTGAATACGCACTTTTGGCAGGACGACTACATTTGCGAACTGCCAGCCGATCAGAAGTTGTTATTTCTGTATCTACTTACTTGCCCGCTTTCAAATATTGCCGGCGTTTACGAGATCACCCGCCGGCAGATTTGCTTCGACACCGGGCTGACGCCCGAACAGCTTACGGCGGCTGTGACAAAGTTCATAGCCGACGGCAAGTTAATCTATACCGACAATTACATTATGCTGGTTAATCACCATAAGAACCAAAAGCTGAACCCGTCGATGGAGAAGGCACGCCGTATGATTATCAAGGCATTACCAAAGCGAGTGCAGGAAATATATGAAAGTTGTTTGGTACAGGATGCCGACACCATGCGACAGGATGAGGACACCATGCCGGCATCCTGCCTAAAAGATAAAGATAAAGATAAAGATAAAGATAAAGATAAAGTGGAAGTTAAAAGGAAAGCTTTCGCTGACGCACTCTATCAGAAGGTTTATCTTGATAAGTATGGTACGCAAATGCTGAAAGCCTTTTACAACTACTGGACTGAACTCAATGCCAGTAAGACCAAAATGCGCTACGAACTTCAACAGACTTGGGAACTTCCCCGGCGGCTTGCCACGTGGGCGGCACGTGATACTACCTTGCCCGGCAAGAAAAATGAACTGCTCACCTACAACGAATACCTTGAAGTTATTAACAAAGGTGGCAGCGGTGCAGATTACCAAGTGTTGAAGCAGGACGGTAAGACATTTTGGGTACACGTAACAAACCTTCACAAATACACAAACGAGGATGACCATAAAGAAACATAGAAAGTTAAAGGCGCAGGTATTTGACCTGCTTAAGAACCAGCCCCTCACCCGTGAGGATGACCGGGAACTGGTTGCGCTTTACTGGCAGATTGAACAGCCGATGTTATTTGCCTTTCGCCCAGCCGAAGCGGTGCTGCGTGCTTACATTAACGCTGAACTAACAAGTGTTGAAAGCATTACACGCACCCGGCGGCAAGTGCAAAAGGAACACCCGGAATTAGGACGCTGGGGTAAACAGGTACTAACTAACTTTCCTGCGCCATGACAAACCAGCAAAGGATAGCATTCAGGGGTAGGCACTTCACGTATTATGAGGTGCTTGCCTTTGCACAATTTTACCACCTGCATCACGGCGAAAACAGCCCGGATAACTTGCTTGCAAACTACTTCCGATGGAAGGAAATTTCAAAAGAGTTTTCGGCTACTGCCCGGCGGTTGCTTGTCATTGAAGAAACGGTGGTAACTTATTACGGGCTTGACATGGCAGACGTCAGGGGCAAGCGCCGGTACAAAGAACTGGTTAGGGCAAGGCAAGTCATAGCGTGTCTGTCGGTACGCTGGGCTTCGCAGAACTCTATTACCGGCGTTATTGGCATGAACCGTAACAACGTGCAGTTTAGTAAGACAAAATGCGGTATCCTCATGGATACCGAAAAGCTTTTACGGCAGGAGGTTGCTGAAATTGAACAGCGCCTCAAACCGTTACTACTTGAAATTGATGAAGAAGTAAAACGCCTTGAACAGCAAGAGGCAAAACGCATTAACGAAAATGAAACAGCTGAAGCAAATACAACAGGAACTTGACGCCCTGCGCAAACAGGGCAAAGACGCAGTTTTCACCGAGCAGCGCAAGATTGAGAAGCGCATATTATTTCTTGAAATGTGCCGGCTTTACCTTGAAACGAAGCCCCGTGAGGAGTTCATTAGGAAGTCAATTGAATCGCTTGACTACATTATTGCCACGCTTGAGAACCGCTTTGATCAGTGGGCAAGCCATCGAACGGGCGGGAATGCAGAACTGCGCCGGGAATATAATTCTTTGTGTGAAATACCAAAGTTCAAACAGCAACGCAAGACGTTGAAATTTCTGCTTGACTGACTATGTTCACTATGGCAGTTTTGCAGGAGATAATTGACTACTGCACAGCGCAAACGCAGCGCTATAACTTTGGGCTGCGCAACACGGCGAACGGCACGAAGGAACAGCAACTGACGGGCTTAATAGGTCAGTCGGTTGTGATGACTTGGTTCGGGGCAGGGTTAATCAGCGGTGAGGATGGTTGTGACGGCGGGCTTGACGTGCTTTACGCCGGGCGCAGGATTGACGTCAAGACTATGGGGCGCACGACGGACGTCAAGCCATACTACACTAATAATTTCCTTGTCTTGCAGGCAGATTACAAAACTGATGTTTATATTTTCTGCAGCTATAATAAACTTAAGCTTCAACTAACAGTTTGCGGCTGGGTGACAAAACAGGAACTCGCAGCCGCCCGGCGTTATTACCCACGTGGCACACTACGCCAGCGCAGCGACGGCACAACTTTCACAACCTTTGCCGATCTTTACGAGATTGACAACTGTGACCTCCATGACGTTAACGGCGTAACTGACCTGTTAGTGCAGCTTACAAGCTTGTGAGAAAATAAATTTGTTTACATCACGAATATTGCTGTAATTTGTTTCATGGTAACGCTGACATACTTTGAGCAGGCTCATGACGTTGCGGACGCAACTGATTGACGCCTGCTTTTTTTATGCCCTCACCCGACGAAGATGAAAGAAGAAGCTTATACGCACGCCTCACTATGCAATTACATAACCGTTAATTACCCGCAGGCAATTTTCACCAGCGACCTTTCGGGCGTGCGCCTGCCTATCGGGCTGGCACGTGCCGTCAAGCCCCTGAAAAGCAGCCGGGGCATACCTGATATAATCATACTACACCCGGCGGGCTGCTATCATGGCTTACTAATTGAACTCAAAGCGCTGGACGTGCGCCTTTACCGTAAGGACGGCAAGCTTGTCGCCGATGAACACCTTGCTGAACAGGCTGCAACTATTACCCGGCTGCGCAGCGTTGGCTATGCGGCTTTCTTTGTCTGTGGCTTTCATGCCGGGCGTAGGCTTGTTGACGAGTTCTTCACTTTGCAGCCGATTTGCGGAATCCTAAAAGCGAGTGATGGTGTTGAGCCACTCGTATATCGATAGTGTAACCTGCCTAACGTGGTTAGGTAACTTTTACTATAAACCAACAAAAGCAATATGAAATTAAGCAAAATCAAACTAAACGAGCAAAATCCAAGAATAATTAAGGACGCAAAGTTTAAGCAGCTTGTAGAGAGCCTGACCAACTTCCCAAAGATGATGCGCCTGCGCCCGATAATCGTAAACAAAGATTACATTATCATTGGTGGTAATATGCGTTACCGTGCCTGCGTGGAACTTGGCATGAAAGAAATTCCTGACGACTGGGTGCAGGTGGCTGATGAACTCACGCCCGATGAAGAAAAGATTTTCGTCATTGAGGATAACATACAGTTCGGTGACTGGGATTGGGACGTGCTGGCGAACGAATGGGACCAACAGCAACTTATTGATCTTGGCTTGGATTACCCGTCGTTCCTTGTGGCTGACGTGCCACGCCCCGACTTCAATGAAACTGACCTTGATAAAGGCAAGGAAATTAACGGCAAGGATGGGAATTGGTTTTACATTGAGTACTACGGACAGGATGAATTATTCCAAAGCCTTTTAGCTGCCATGCAGGACGCCGGCTTAATGCTCACCGAACACCAAGTTAAGCCCGATGTTTTCATGGAAGCGATGAAGGACTGGGCGGCAAATAAACAGTTGAAATAATGGCAGTTAGTTACAGAAATAAAGAAGTAAATGTTTGCTCCGAGTGCGAAGGTGCTGGCATAGCCTGCGGTGACCGGCAAAAATGCGCCCCGGTGCGCAAAGAGGGCTTCCGTAATTACAAGGGCATACGCCTGACGGCTGACGGCTTTGATTGTGCCTTGCCCGTAACGATTGATTCGCATAGCAGCTGCGCCTATGAATGTTTGTACTGCTTTAGCGATAATATAATTGGTCATGCCCGGCATTCAAAAGCGCTTGGTCGGACTTCGCTGCAACTTATTGAAGGCATATTCAGCGGCAAGGACACCGCCGACGGGCGGCAGTTCCGTGAAGCCCTCCGCTATGACAAACGCAACGCCGCCGGCTTTCCTTGCCCGGTGCAGGTGGGCGGGCTTTGCGATCCTTGCGACAGCATCGAACAGAACTCCGGCTGGCTGCTTGAGTTCATGCGCCTTGCCACGAAGTATAACCAGCCCGTGCGAATGAGTACAAAAGGCGTGGTATTTCAAATCCCGGAATACTTTGCAGGCATAACACAAAAGCCGCATCTATTTTGGATTGCCTTTTCAATAAACTGCAATGACGACCGCCTCATACAACGGGTTGACCGTTACACACCGAACACAACCCAGCGCCTCAAGACCATGAAGCAGCTAACGAAAGCCGGTGTGAGTGCTTCGCTGCGACTGCGCCCGATAATTCCCGGCATAACAGATTACAAACGTGGGCATATTGATCTTATCAAGCGTGCAGCTGACGCCGGCGCACGTGCCGTAAGTTATGAAGTAATGTTTTACCCTATGGCAGTACCACGGGCAAATCGTTGGAAGTACCGCCTGCTGAATGAACTTGCCGGGTATGACCTTGAAAAAATCTACCGCAGCTTTGGGCGTACTATGGCTTGTATGCGTCCGAGTGCAGCCTTTACCGAGGACATCATGCACGAAATACGTGAAGTTACTCACGCCTGCGGCATGGTAGCCGGTGTAAGCGATCCCGTTTGGAAGCAGCTTTCGGACGTCGGGTGTTGCTGCGGCATACCGCCCGATGACAAAGTGTTCGGAAACTGGGAACATGAAAATATGACTAACGCCGTGGTAAAGGCACGTGACGGCGCACAAAAGCTTATTCGCCTTGATGACATTGCGCCACCTTGGAGCAGGCACACAAATAAACTTCAGCTTTGCGCCGGCGGTGTTGGTGCTGAAAACGTTTACCGCAACCGTCACGAAACTTGGTACGACTTGCTGCGTAAGAACTGGAATAATCCCAGCTTGCAGCGCAGCCCGATGAATTACCTGCAAGGGGCTGTTGAAATTGCCGGTGAGGATGAACAGGGCAATTACATTTATAAGTACGTTGGCTTAAATCGTAAAAATGAAAAGTAAAATTAACGAAGCGGCAATTTGGATTACGGTAGTGCTTGCCGGGTTATTATTTACAGCGCTTATGAGCCTTTTTGTTGTCGCCTGCGAACCTACAAAACAGTACACCGATTGCTTTGACTGCACACTTGAAACAACCTTTGAGCAGTTCAGCCCGAACCCAAAGACAGTCACACTCACGGCAGAATTTGAATATTGTGACCAGCCCGATGACTTCGGCGCAACGTGGAGCAGGCAGAACACTTACAGCGACACCACAAATCACATGACACAAATAGCAACCTGTAAACGCCGCCTAAAAGATGAACCTAAATGACAATTACTTTTTTGATGACCTTGCGAAGAAGGGCTGCCGGGGCTGCTTCATAATTATTGTTAGCATAATAATTGGAATAGTATTATGTTTTATCATTTGATTTTGTCAAAGTAAAGATGGAACTTTGTAACGAAAGCAACTCCCAATAAAAAAGAAATGGCATACTCTGAAGCAGACCGACAAACTTTCATAGGCATATTCCGCAGCAACGCAACCGACGTGAGCCGGGCTTGCAAGGCTTTCGGGATTGACCGTGTTACATTCTACCGCTGGTATAATGGCGACGAAGCCTTCAAAGCTGCGGTTGAAGAATGCCGTGACGAGATAAAAGACTTTGGCGAAAGCCAGCTGCTAACGCTAATGAAAGGCATACCAAAGCTGGATAAGCACGGCAAGATAACCGGCTGGATAAGCCGCCCTGACACCGCTGCAATTATCTTTTTTAACAAGACCAAGAATAAAGACCGGGGCTATGTCGAACGCATGGAAATACGCAACCGGGAAGAACCTTCAATCGACATGGCAAAGCTTACCGAAGCCGAACGCAAGCAGCTTTACAAACTGATCGAAAAGGCAGATGATAACGGCGACGTCAGCGGCTAACCTGCACACTATCCGTCAATGGAAGTATAGAGAGAACTTTTACGAGTTCTTTGTGCAGGCTTGGAAAACTATCGAACCCGTGAAGCCGCTGGTTGAAAACTGGCACTTAAAATACCTTGCCGACTTGCTGCAGACCGTTGTAATGCGCATCATCCGCAAAGAGCAACGCACCTGCGACTACGTAATTAACGTGCCGCCCGCTACAACAAAGAGCAGCCTTATAACTATTGCCTTGCCGGCGTGGGCTTGGATTGTTGAACCTTCATTTAAGATAATCTCGGTCAGTTATGCCGACGTGCTTTCGCACTATCACGCAGGCAAGACACGTGACATAATACTTTCGGACTGGTATCAAGACCTTTTCGGCGACCTTTACCGTATGCGGTTAGATGT